ATACAACCGCACCAACACCGCGTGCACCGCCTATCTTTGGATTGAGGGCGCGGGCATTAGCAAGGGTCGCGTGACAGGCGGTGGCTATGACCGTCAAAGCGCCGCGATAGCAAAAGCCGCTCGCACCGCGCCGCCTGTCGATTTAACTCGTGCAATGATTGTTGGATATGCCGAGCGCCGCGATAATGTGGTGGCGGTGCTTGATCAGGATAACGGTCGCTCATGGTATGACAACCTTTATAATGAGGGCATGACCCCGATTAATGCGCTTTGATGCTATTGCAATCTGAGCGCCGTTGCGGCGGCGCTCTCGTGGCAATATCGCCAAACATGAGAGGATATGACACTATGACCACCACCATCATCATCCGCAACGATTTGTTGCGCGCCGCCGCAATGTTCGCATCGACAGAACAATATCGTTTCTATTTGTGCGGCGTATACGTTGAAAGCGTCGGCGAGCGCCTGCGCCTTGTCTCGACCGACGGCAAAGTGCTATTTGCGGCGCAGGTCGAGATAGGCGCCCATGAGCCCATAAAGGTCATTATTCCGCTTGACCTGATCAAGCGCCTGCCCGCCACCAAAAAAAAATTCGATCATATCGACCTAGTAATTGAGGGCAACAAGATTGCATTAACCTATATGGGCACCACCGTGAGCGCCGACGCTATTGACGGCGCTTTTCCTGACTATCGGCGCATTGTGCCTAACGAATTATCTTATGAAACGGCGCACTATGACGCCGACCAAATAGCGCTATTTGGCAAAGCGGCGCGCCTCATGGGCACTAGCGAGCGCCCGCATGTATTCAACAACGGCGGCGCGCCCGCCATTGTGCGTATTGTGCCCGCCGCGCATATGCCGCGCGTTAATATGTTCGGGCTTGTCATGCCGCTTATATCATCGCAAATTGATGTCACCGCGCCTTATAGCTCATGGGTGCACCATACCGACTAAAACACAGTGCAAGCCGTGCCGCCGCCTGTCGGCGGCACCACTGGCACAGTGCCAAACATGAGAGGGCAAGATAATGACAAATACGCAATCATTGCAAATCGTATGGGATGCTTTGCATACTTTTAGAGAGGAAAGCATACCAGAAGGCGATGACTACCATGACGCAATGTGGGATGATATATGCGAGGCAATGGCGCATTTGCACGAAACGTTAAACGTCAAACATGAGGAGCTTGCATAATGGCGCCCCCACTTGTTAACCCTTGGACAGATAAAGAGCACAAGCGATTAATTGAACTTGTCAACACCGGCGCCACCGCACGCGTTATCGCGGCCACAATGGGCAGGTCTAAAAGCGCGATCATTGGCCGGTGTCATCGCAACGGCATCACGCTCGAGACGCCGGTGCACAACACAAAGCGCCCCGACGCCGTGTATAAGCCTCGCAAGGCGCGCGTGGAGAAGGTCAGCACGATAGGCTTGCACCGTATCAGCACAAGCACACCTAAGCCGCCTGCGCCGCTGCGAGAGCCGCGCGGCGCACCCGACCCTACCATCGCAAGCACAACACTAAGCGCCAGCACCCTGCGCCAATGCAAAGCCGTTATGGGTGACGTAACACACGACAGCGCGCTATGCGGCGCACCCGTGCACGCTAAAAGTTTTTGCCGATACCATCACGCACGCTACTACAAGAGGGATGAGAGATGACAGACGACGACAAGCGCGCGGAGATCATCGCGCACATTAACGCAACTTACAAACCGCCAGAAGACGGTTGGTTGCGCGCCTTTTTCCTATCGCAAGTGAAGCGCGCCACACCGACCGAACTTAACAACATGCTAAACGTTGTCAGGAGCAAAAATGATGCACGATGAGGACAGGCGCGCCTTGGCGCAAATCGGCATCCTTTACGCTGTTGTCACGATCTTGATAGCATTGCTTTTGAGCGGGTGCGCGGTCACAATCAAGCAAGGCGGCACGCCGCCGGTCGATCCGCTAACCCGCAAATACTATCCAACATTGGAGGCTAACCCATGACCAAGAAAACCCCCGCATGGACGCGCAGCGAAGGCAAGAACCCCAAAGGCGGCCTGAACGCCAAAGGGCGCGCGTCATATCATGCAGAGACCGGCGGCACGCTCAAGGCACCCGTCAAGAGCGGCGACAACCCCCGCCGGGCGTCATTCCTTGCCCGCATGGGCGGCATGGATGGGCCAGAGCACAAGCCTAACGGCGAACCAACGCGCCTGCTCAAATCACTGCAGGCATGGGGCGCAAGCTCCAAAACAGATGCAAAGGCCAAAGCAAAAGCAATCAGCACCCGCAACACAAAGAAAGGCAAATAACATGACAAACGAACCGCCGATTGACAACCGCGCCACCACCCACGGCGATTACACCAACAGCGCGCAAGTCTCGCAGCACCTTAAAACGACCATCCGCAACGCGCACAACTGGCACCGGCTATCGAACGACAAGCGCGAGGCGCTCGACCTGATCATGACCAAAGTCTCGCGCATCATGTCAGGCGAGCCCAATGAGCCCGACCATTGGCTGGACATCGAAGGCTATGCCAAGCTAGCGCGCGAGCGCGTCACAGAGACCAGCGCAGCGCGCGAGGCGCGCATGGAGGCTAGTGGCCACCGCCGCACCCTAACCCCCGCCGAGCGCGAGGCGCGCATGGAGGCCAGCGGCCACCGGGTGATCCCGACCGTGCTGGTCAAGCCGTGGGACAAAAAGTCATGAAAGACCGCAACGACGACCTAACGCCCGACCTGTTCGAACCGGTGCCAGAGTTCGAGGGCATTTCGTATACCTTGTACGCCGACCATGAGCGCGAGATAATCAACCTTGTGGCACACCGCAACAACGCCGCGCTAGTGCTATACGACCAAGAGGCGCGCGACTTCTGGCACGACTACGTTGCTGAGCTAAAGATCAACGGGTTTAACGCTGATGACGCGCTGGAAACCATGTGGGAGCAATACGATGAACTATAACGAGCTGTGCGACATCGCCGACCAGATGACAGAGACAGCGGCCAAGATGGCCGACCTTGCCAGTATGCTGCGCGGTATGGTGATGGAAGGCGTGCAAGAGAAGATCGATTGGGAGGCGCTCGAGGCGCAGATAAAAGCAGAGATCGACCAACTGGAAGGTAAAGAGTGATGCACGCGTTCATAATCGAAGCGGTCTGTTTGATTTTTGTTGCGGTGATGCTCGACATCATCTAAGGGTCGATCAGAAACAGTAAAGGACAGACGCCAATGCAACACTCCAATATCGTCGGCGGATCGACCGCCAAGCGCGTGATCAACTGCCCCGGCTCGGTCAGTCTGGTCAACAAGGTTCCACCCAAAGGCAGCTCGGACTACGCTAACGAAGGCACTATGCTGCACCAGGCAATGGCCGAATACTGGGAAAGCAACAGCTATAAACCCGAAACGTTTATCGGGTTTGAGCACAGCGGCGCAACGATGGATCAAGACCTGTTTGAGCGCAAATTCTTGCCGGCGATCAATGCCATCGACGAGCTGGACCCGCTGGCAATGATGCAATACGCAGTTGAGACGCTGGTATCGTTTAACGGCGAACCAGAGCTGGAAGGCGTGTTTGGATCGACCGACTTTCTTGGACGCATTGGTAACTGCGCCTATGTGATTGACTGGAAATTCGGGGACGGCGTTTATGTGGAAGCGGAAGAGAACCCACAACTGCTGTTTTACGCCGCCGCCGCCATGCGCACGCCCAAGGTTGATTGGGTGTTCGAAGGCGTTACGCATATTATGATGGTGATCGTGCAACCGCGCTTCGGGGTCTCGACGTGGGAGACATCGCCCAAGCAGGTGAAATTGTTCGAGCGCGACCTGATCGCCGCCGTAAAGAAGGCCAAGCGCCCCGACGCTGAGTTTTGCCGGGGCGATTGGTGCAAGTGGTGCGCGGCCAAACCCGTATGCCCGCTAATGACTGGCGCCGCCGACCGCGCCATGAAGGCAAAGATTGACGCGCTAGACAAAGCGCAGATTGCAGAATACCTCGAGGACGCCGCGTATCTCGAGGAATGGGTAAAGTCACTGCAAGAGCTTGCAGAGACGGTCATCCGCAACGGTGGTTCGGTTAACGGCTGGAAACTGGTCGAGAAGCGCGCCACAAAGAAATGGGTTGATGAGACAACAGCGGAAGAATACCTGTCTCGTCATCTCGACGAACCAGAGTACACGACCAAAAAGATCATCACGCCGACACAAGCCGAGAAACTGCTTAAACAGCAGGGTGTTGAGCTGTCCGACGGGGTGATCGACAAGTCAAGCTCTGGTTTTACCTTGGCCAAGGAAAGCGACAAGCGCCTCTCGGTCGTGACTGCACAGCAACGGCTGGCGACAGCCCTCTCAAAAATGTAAAGGACACTACACAATGACTTCTCTCACTGTATTCTCTGACGCTAAACTGCCAACCGCATCGACCATCCAGGGTCTGCGCTCTTTGCAGACCAACTCTGTATCGTCCGGCACGACTATTCTCAAGATGGACAAGACGGGCTACTGGGTGTTCGGCGCTGATAGCACCGACATTGACCCCGAGACCATCTGGGCAATCAACCCAAGCGAGTTCCTGCACGGCTACATCGCATGGGGTGAAGGCGTGGTGCTTGGCGAGAAGATGGTCAGCGTCTCGCAGCCACTGCCCGAGCTTGAGCCTGCGCCATCAGGCGCACGCAAAGGCTGGGAGACGCAGCTCGGTATGAGCTTGCAGGCTACCAACGGCGAAGACGAAGGCTTGGCGGTGCGTTACACCGCAACCTCTGTCGGCGGCCGCAACGCAATCCAGAAGATTGCCAATGCCATCGCCGACCAGCTCGAAGCAGACCCGTCAAAGCCTGTCGCGCTGGTCAAGCTGTCCAAGGAAACTTACCAGCACAAGCAATACGGGAAGATTTTCACGCCCGTTATGAACGTGGTGAGCTGGGTTGGCATGGACGGCGCAGAAAAAGAGGACCACACTTCGGCGCTGGAAATCGCCGCTGAGTACGCCGCCGCCGCTAAAACTGCAGAGACCACCACCGCGCCGGCACGCCGCCGCCGCCGCGACTAATCAACACGGGGGCGGTTAGCGCCGCCCCCGCCCATCACAGTAAAGGACACGACATGACCGACATTCTAGAAACATTGCGCAAGCGCTATCCGCTTGACCCCACCATTCAAGCCGCCGCCGACGAGATCGAAAACCTTCGCAGCGACGTAGACTTTTTCATGTTTTTATTGGGGCTGACAAATGATGATCCAACTGACGCCAACGATACCAATGGACACCCCGAAGGGTCCAGCTAAGGCGCACTTTCTAATCGACTACGGCCAAGAACACCATCTGCTATGGGTCTGCTTCATAGACGCCACTGGCGAGTGCTGGACGTGGCCTAACCCGAAAATTAAACTGCAAGCCAATATATCAATGAACCAAAGGACAGGACAGTGCGTGTAAAGATCAACGAAAATATCATTTTGTATTGCGGCGACTGCCGCGACATCGTGCCGGACTTAACGTTCGACAGTCTGGTGACCGACCCACCTTATGGTATGAGCTATGTGTCAAACCATCGCGCCGACAAATACGCGCCGATTGTCAACGACGACAACGCCGACCTGTTGCGCTATGCGTGCGACATCAAGGCGCCGCACTCCAACTATGTGTTCTGCCGCTGGGACAACCTGTACGACGTTCCCAAGCCGACATCGTTTATTACATGGGTCAAGAACAATCACTCAATGGGCGACTTGAAACATTCCCACGCCCGCAAGACCGAAACCCTGCTGTTCTATAACGGCCCTAACCATTTCTTCCCGTCCAAGCGCCCGACCGACGTGGTGACCCACGCTCGGACGCAGAACAAGAACCATCCGACCGAGAAGCCTGTCGAATTGATGGAAGAGATACTGGGCTGGACCGACGGTATCGTGCTTGACCCCTTCATGGGGTCGGGCGCCACTGCCATCGCCGCCGCCAAGCAGGGGCGGAAGTTTATCGGCGTGGAATTTAACCGCGGCTTCTTCAATATCGCCGTGCGGCGGGTGCGCGAGGCACTATGATCCGCACGGGGCAATTCAAATACGTCGTGCACTCGCGCATCGAGGAATACCATCGTGCGGGCTGGATGATCGTATCGGACTTGGCTAACTGTAACCACGGCGCCTACGCCGTATTGATGTGGCGGTGCGATTGCACCATTTGAGGGATTGATCATGGACATCCTCTACTTGGACTTCGAGACCCGCTCAAGGTGTGATCTTCTCAAAAAAGGCGTTTACAATTACGCGATGGACCCGAGCACCGACGTGCTGTGCATGTCCTACGCGTTCAACGACGAGGACGTTACGACGTGGGGCGGGGCGATGTTTCCCCTGCGCGTAGCTAGACACAAAGGTATGATTTATGCGCATAACGCAGCGTTTGAACGGCTTATTTGTCAACATGTGCTGGGGTTGGATTTCGCGCTGGAGCAATTCTACTGCACTGCGGTGCAAGCGGCGGCTAACTGCGCCCCGCGTTCGCTCGAAGATATTGGACGGTTCACCTCGTCCAACATGCGCAAAGACCACAAAGGCAAAGCACTCATCAAGAAGCTCTGCGTGCCCCGCGCCGACGGAACGTTCAACAACGACCCTGATCTACTGAAAGAGATGATTGCCTATTGCGAGCAGGACGTCTGGACCATGCGCGCAATCAGCAAGATGCTGCGCCCGCTCTCAGAGCAGGAGTTGCAAGATTACCACGTCAACGAGCGCATCAACGACCGGGGCGTGCTATTAGATAGACCACTGGCGCAGGCCGCGGTAACATATGCCGAGGCCGAGGTGATTGAGATACAGCAGATCGTCAAGGACGTAACCAAAGGCGAGATCACCTCGGTGCGTTCGCCCAAGATGAAAGAATGGGTGCGCGCCCGCGTCGGGCCAACGGCTCTTAACTTTATGAAAGTCGAAGAAGATGGCAAAGAACGGTATTCGCTCGACAAAAGCGTCCGCGCGAATCTCTTGGCGCTTGCGGACGAGGACGAGTCGGAAATCCCACACGATGTCGCTGAAGTCATTCAATGCGCCGACGATCTTTGGTCGTCGTCAGTGGCAAAATTTAGCCGTCTTGCAGACCTTGCAGATGACGAAGATTGTAGAGTTAGAGGAGCTTTTGTATTCAATGGTGGAAGCGCAACTGGAAGAGCTTCATCATACGGGGCACAGGTTCATAACTTCCCCCGAAAATCCCACAACGCTGCACTAGACGTACGCGAAAGTATAATCCAAGGCACGCCGATTGTACCAAAGTACGGAAAACGCGTCACCGACGTGCTCAAGCAGATGCTGCGCCCGGCGCTTATCCCCGCGCCAGGCACCAAGCTGGTTGTGGCCGACTGGTCGAGCATCGAAGCGCGCGTCACGCCGTGGATGACCGCCAGCCCGTCGGGCGTCAAGAAGTTAGAGCTTTTCGCCGGCGGCGCGGACGTGTATAAGCACAACGCGGCGGCAACCTTCAACGTGCGCCCCGACGAGGTGGACGATCACCAGCGTCAGGTCGGCAAGGTGCAGGAGCTGGCCTGCGGGTTCGGCGGCGGCGTCGGCGCCTTCGCCAACATGGCGCGCATCTACAACCTAACCCTGACCGAGACCGAGAGCCAGCGCATGGTAGACGCCTGGCGTCGCGCCAACCCGTGGGGGCCGGCATACTGGTCGCAACTGGAGGAGGCGTACCACCGCGCGATGCGCAACAAGGGGCGCGAGGTTACGGCAGGACGGGTGACCTATCTTTTTGATGGACACCATCTGTGGTACGCCTTACCATCGGGTCGTGTTCTGTGCTATCCCCATGCCAGGTTTGACAATGACGGTATCTCGTATGCAAAAGCCGCATGGAAGCCCGCTCAAGATGCCAAAGAATGGCCCCGCGCACGTCTGTGGAAAGGGTTAGCCTGCGAAAACATCACACAAGCGGTGGCAAACGACTTATTGCGTCACACTCTCAGGAACGTTAACGCTGTCCTCCATGTCCACGATGAAGTCGTGCTTGAAGCGTCCGATCCAGAAGCAGCCGCCGATCATTTGAAACGTATTATGACCACGCCGCCATCATGGGCAGTAGGGCTACCCCTAGCGGCTGAAGTCAAAGTTATGGAGCGTTACGGCAAATGACCAAATTTAATCAATACCTTGCATCACTGGCGCCCGAAGGCGAGACCATGCTGTTCGTCGAACAGGTGGTCAAGGCCGACGGCAAGACCTTCTGGATGCCATACTACCCAACCGAAGAGAAGCAAGGCGCGCTGTACTGCAACACCGCCAGCTTCATCATCGACCGCTTCACCAACCCGCGCAAGCCAAAGGCGCAGGCCGAGAACGCCGATCTGGTCGCCGTGCTGGTGCTCGATGACATCGGCACCAAGTCCAAGGCGCCGCCGCTGGAGCCAACGTGGAAGATGACCACCAGCGCGGGCAACCAGCAGTGGGGCTACACGTTCAACATTGACAGCCAGCCAACTAAGGGTGAGTTTGCCGCCGCCGTGAAGGCGATTGCAGACGCCGGGTACACCGACGCCGGCATGACTAACCCTGTGCGCAACTTCCGCATCGAAGGGTCGGTCAACCTGAAGAAAGGCAAAGACAATTACGTCTCGCACATCAGCGACTTTGACAAGACGCGCGAGTTCACGCTGGCCGACATCTGCACCGCGCTTGGCGTTACGCCAGCGGAGGCAAACACGGCCACCCCAGGCGGGATCAGGATTGAGGACGACGGGGCCGACATCGTGCTGCGCTGGCTGTCCGAGCTTGATCAGGTGCTTGAGACAACCAACGCCGACGGTTGGACGGGAGTGATTTGCCCCAATTACGAAGAGCATA